CACAATTAATCTCTTCTATTGAATGTACAAGATGATTTCTTATACCTCATAGAATTGGTTCATTCCTTACTAGATTAAGATCTTCAATGTTTTTAGATAAATAGAAATTCTCTAATTTCTTAAACATTTGGATCGCATCTAGATTTGACTGATACGACATTTTCACAAGTCCTTGTGAGACCAAATCTTTAAAAAGATTATCGATTTGGCTTTCATTAGGCATTGTACATGGGTGATCACCAATCTTAGTTAAGAAATTTCTTAATTCGGACTTGGATGATAAACCATGCGAGTACCTAAGTGAAAAGTTTGTTAAAGATAATTGATCAATAATTTTATTTTTAGTTAAATAACGATTATTAATCTTAATTTTATCATAACAATCTCCCACAAAATTTAGTAGATTTCCTCTAACTGGAATTCTTAAATTATAATTAAATAACTCACTGAATAATTCAATGGGTTTATTAATACAATCTAAGATTCCTTTTAAAGGAATTCCACTAATTTCAATTCCTTGATGTATTCATCTCTTAGCAAATTCATATGTATCGTTTGATACATGAGTCTTTGATTCCGAGATGTCTACCCCTAACTTATTAAGAATTTTAATGTATCTTTTAGCTACATTATCATTTTTAATAACAATGTCATCACCTAAGATTATATAATCCGAGAAGGCCTTAAAACCTTCAAGTCTTGCTGATCAAGCAACGACTAGGTGGTGGCATAGGGTAAATGCAGCTCAAGAACTGTATGCACCCATCGGTTGTCCTACAGAATATCTATAGGATTTTCCTTTGAACTTATAGTCCCTAGCTACTAATAATTGTTTTCAACTATTAGCAACTATTGGACTATCATACATTTCTCTGATAAGCTTTTCTTGTAATTTTACAGGAAATCTATCAGTTGCTGCACTTAAATCAAGTGAATGAAACTTGTGATCCTTTGATGATTCTGTTCAATTATGAAATGGACTTTGAGTAAAAGTCCTATCTGTCGATAATCTTCTTAATTTATTAAGAATATTATCGTGAATTGGTCTTAAGACTAATTGACTATGGTAATCAACCATAGCAATTACTCTCATTTTCAATTCAGGATCTTTTATAATTGCCAGCTTTCCAATGGAAGGAGTTTTCTTATGTGGAAATAGGGAGCTTGTATTAAAGCTCTCTGTGTAATAATCACTGAATCAGCGATCATTACCCCCACATAAGTTAATTATATGTTGCATAAGGTCATATCCTAAATAAAGGATAGTACTTCTTGCATTCATCGAGCTAGGACCCATTGGTCCCTGCTTGACTGATATATAATTTTCCTCCGCTCCACCAAAATCTATATTGGATATAAGTTTTAATGCAGAGACAAATTCTCTAATAAATGT